CGGATACAGAAGGATGTTCCTTCATTCCAAGCTCGAGGGGGACGTGCTGTTCATCGATGACGATATTCTCATCAATGACGATGTGTCTAACGTCTTCAATGAAGACTTCGACATTGCCGTGACCACGGACATCAAGCCTGGGATGGCGAGCATCAAGTACAACTCCGGGGTGACGTTCTCGCGGAGCCCGGAAAGGCGATGGGGTTTGAGTGGGACAGGCTTGAGCCTGAGTTCACAAGAACGGTAGATCAGACCGGATTTGCCGTGAAGATCCTGCCTGGGGAGGTGTACAACCGCGTCCCGAAGGACGAGCACGACATCGACGGAAAGATCCTTCATTACAGGGGGCCGAGGAAGAAATGGCTTCTAGGGACCTTCGCGGTGAACATCGTCACGACCTCTTCGGAGGGCTGGGATTACGTCAAGATTCTGTTTGACCGGATGCTGAAGTGCTGTCCGGTGCGGTTCAGGTTTTTCGTTATGACGGAGGATGAGCACCTTGATTTCGATTGCATCCGTGGCTCGAAGAAAGATGTTTTCGACCATTTCCAGAAGGAACCGACGCTGTTCCTGGCGCCTGATTCAATCATCGTCGGCTCGATAGAACCCCTGGTAAAACTCAAGACCGGGTTCGCAGCGACCTATGACGAGGGCCTACAGCCGAAGGTCATGTTCTGGCGCGGCAAGCATTCCTGGGACGAAGAGGCGGAAGCCATCCAGGACCTCCTCCCTGGGGTCGTGGTGTGGAATTCCAAGTTCATGGACTGGCCTCCGGTGGGAAGTTCGGTGGTCTGTTCCTACATGAACGGGAAGCCCAAAGACCTGACCGATACCTGGGTGGGGCAGTTCTGGAAGATCGGCGGGATTGCCCAGCCGAACTTTATCCGAGGGTTGAATCACCCGGAAGAAGAGATGCTGAAGCAGGCCGAGGAGAACATCAAGCGCGACCTTCCCCTGTTTCTTGGACAGCCTCCACACGAGGGCGAGGCGATCATTGTTGGCGGAGGCCCGTCGCTGACCGATACGCTGCCAAAGCTGAGATTCAGGCGGAATCGCGGGGGGCATGTCTTCGCCTTGAACGGAACGCATGACTGGCTGATCGAGAGAGGGATCATTCCGGATTTCATGCTGATGCTGGATGCGCGACCGGATAATGTCTGCTTCGTCCAGCACCCTCACAAGGATTGCACCTATCTCATCGCCGCGCAGTGTCACCCATCGGTATTCGATGCCCTGGAGGGCTATCACGTCATCATGTGGCTGGGCTACATGAACGGCATGGAAGACCTTGCCGGGAAGTATCCGGACAAGCCGATCACGATAGTCGGGGGCGGCGGGACGATAGGGCTGAAGGCAATGACTTTTGCCCATCTGTGGGGATACCGAAAGCAGCATCTGTTCGGGTTCGATTCGTCCTACAGGGGGAAGGACAATCACGCCTACAGACAGCCCTTGAACGACAAGGAAGCGCAGCTACCGATCTTCGCGGACGGCAAGGAATTCAGGTGTGCGCGGTGGATGGCGAAACAAGCCCAGGACTTCCAGTCCCTGGCTAAAGACCTGTCAAAGTTCGGCTCCCAGATCATCGTTCACGGTGATGGTCTGATCCCGTTCATTGCCAGGAAAATGAACTTGCATGCAGATAATTGGAGGGAAAATGGATCCGGTGGTAGACGACGCTTGGACGCAGTTTCTGCCCGGCCAGCGGCTTGATGATCAGTCCTGCATTGCCAGGTTCTTCCTGAAGCCCAAGCTTCTCGGGAAGAAAAGCAAGGATCTGGGGAGACCCATTTATGAAGACCGCGAATACGTCGAGATCATGGTCAAAGGACAGCCCCAGCAGATCGTCCACAAGGAAGTCGGCAAGGAAGACATCGAAAGATTCCCCAATGCCTACGCAGCATTCAAGCGTGGTGCAGAAGCCCCCGTGGTGGGGACGCCGGTTGAAAAAATGGAAGGCATCGGGCCATCGTTCGCGCTCAAGCTCAAGAGCATCGGCATCCGGACTGTGGAAGACCTTTCGAACTGCTCTGACCAAGCTCTCCAGGACATTGGGATGGGGGCGCGATCCCTCCAGGAAAAAGCGAAGCAAATGCTCTCCGCAGTGAATCCGTCCATCGGGAAGCTTGAGGAGGAGAACCAGGAACTCCGCAAGCGTCTCGCTGCCCTGGAGGCTGCTGTTCAGCCGAAGCGGCGCGGGCGACCGCCTAAGCAGGTGACACTATGAGCCTTTTGAGCGTCTGTCAGACCGTAGCCGAGGAGATCGGATTCACCGCGCCTGCCTCGATTGTCGGCTCCTCGAGCAAGACCGCGAAGCAGCTTTACAGGGTGGTCAATCGTTCAGGCAAGACGCTCGCGCGGTTCCCCTGGACGATTCTCCAGAAGGAGAACGCCTTTGTCACGGCTGCGGATACGGCCTCTTATGCCCTGCCCTCTGATTTCGGCTGGCTGATCCAGGAAACAGCCTGGGACCGCGACAACTACTGGTCAATGAGGGGCCCCCGGACTCCGCTTGAATGGCAGATTTTCAAGTCAGGGCTGGTCGCGTCGGCCTCTTCCCGGATCAGGTTCCGGATCAAGGCGGACGGGGCTTCCGCAAAGTTCTTTATCGACCCGACCCCATCAGAGGCGAACATTGATCTGGTCTTCGAGTACGTCTCCAAGAATTGGGCGGCGAACTCTGCGGGATCGACAACCTACTCGGCCTATCAGGCTGATACGGATGTCGCGCTGATCGATGAAGAACTCATCACCCTGGATGCCATTTGGCGGTTTAGGTCTTCCAAGGGACTTTCCTACATGGAAGACAAGGACACCGCCGTAAGGGAAATCGATAAGGCGAAGGCGCGAGACGGCGGCATCCCGGTGGTGAATCTGAGTGGGCCGAGGATGGTCCCGGATTTCAGGATGAATTTGCCGGAATCAGGGTTTGGATCATGACTGGAAGACCTAAAACTGGAGTTACATTTTGGGATCGTCTTTATTCAAGAATCGAAATAGACGAAGAAAAAGGATGTTGGGTATACACAGGCAAATTAACGAAGCATGGCTATGCGAGATTGCAAAAAGGCAGTAAGTTAGTTCGGGCGCATCGTGCAGTATGGGAGCGTTATAAAGGGGCTGTCCCTGATGGGTTATTTGTTTGCCATAAATGTGACAACCGTGCTTGTGTGAACATCGACCATCTCTTCCTTGGGTCAAATGCCGCAAATATGATGGATATGAAACTGAAGGGGCGCGGAAGGGGAAGGCGCGGACATCAACATAATATGGCGAAGCTGACCACAGAGGAAGTGTTATTCATTAGATACAAGCTAGAAGCTGGGCATAGCGGAGCGTCCCTAGCTAGGACGTTCGGCATGACACCAACGCAGATTTCTAATATCAAGCATCGCAGACATTGGAAGCATGTTTGATGGCAGCTAGGGACGTAAAGTCTTTTGCGAAGGCTATTCCGGCTCCGGTGAGGGGCTGGAACGCCAGGGACTCCATCGACGCGATGAAGGAGGATGAGGCGATCCGCCTGGAAAACTGGTTTCCTGGGTTCGGGAAAGTCTCCCTCCGTAAAGGATTCACGTCCTACGCCACAGACCTGGGGGCGGATGTCTTCACCCTGGCGGAATTCAATGCGGGGGCACAAAGGAAGTTCATCGCCGCCGCAGGGGGAACGATCTGGGACGTGTCCTCCGCAGGGTCTGGGGTGGCGCTGGCCTCCGGGTACTCTTCGGACAAGTGGCAATGGGCGCAGTTCGATGACGCCGCAGGCGGGGCCAGGATGGGCCTGGTCAATGGAACGGACGCCCCGCAAATCTACGATGGGTCGGGACTGACTGCGATGACCATCTCGGCCACGGGACTTACGGTTTCCAATCTGATCGGGATCAACGTCTACAAGAACAGAAGTTACTTCTGGACCGGAGCGGACCAGGATTTCTACTACTCCGCGACCGATGCCCTAGGTGGGGCTTTGAGCAAGTTTCCGCTGGGGAGGGTTTCTGGGTTCGGTGGAAACCTGATAGCGATGGGGACCTGGACCGTTGACGGTGGGGATGGGGTGAATGACTTGGCCGTGTTCCTGATGACCTCCGGGGACATCGTGATCTATAACGGCTCAGATCCGAGTGACGCGAACGACTGGAGCCTGATAGGCATCTTCAGGACGGGGCCCCCTTTGTCCATACGCAGCGTCACCAAGGTCGGCTCCGATCTAGTCGTCTCGACAAAAGACGGCTACATGCCGCTTTCCAAGATTCTGTCACTTGGTCGGGGCCAGAAAACCGAGGCCCTGTCGGACAGGATCAGGGGGGCTATTTCCCAGGCTCTCCAGGACTACGGGGACAACTATGGGTGGCAGTCGATCCTCTACCCGAGGGGGAATATGGGAATCTTCAATGTTCCCGTGTCGGCGGCTGAATTCCATCAGCATGTGGTCAATACCGAGACCGGGGCGTGGTGCAAGTTCACCGGCATGAATGCCAGATGCTGGGGGCTGTATAACGACCGGCTGTATTTCGGGGGAAGCGGGGCTGTGTACCTCGCGGATGAAGGAATGGCGGATGACACAACCCCGATCAGAGGGGACGCCCAGCCGGCCTGGAACTATCTCGGGGACAGATCGAAGCTGAAACTCGTCACCGCTTTAAGGGTTCAGGGGTCTTCTTCGGGGTCCACCTCCTACTCTGCTTCGGTGGGGGCGGATTTCGTGGATCCTGCCGTGGAGGCCGGGGTCTCCGTTCCGGGGGTTGTGGGCGGGGATTGGGACACGTCTAGCTGGGATACGACGGACTGGCCGTCCGAAACACTGCCTTTCTCTGACTGGCTTTCACAGGGGGCTTTCGGGTACTGTTTCAGCCCGAGGGTGAAAGTGGAGACTTCAGATCAATCGCTTGACTGGTATGCTTTCACATACCTCTTTGAACCAGGAGGGGTGATCTAGTGGCCTGGAATGGAAGCGGGACGTTCACCCGCACGAAAGACTGGACGAACGACCGCGATGCGGCGATCAAGATTCTCGCCACCAGACATGACGAGAATGACGACGAGCTCGCTACCGGCATCCAGGCATGTCTCACGAAGAACAACGAGACCAAGCCGACTGCTGACTTCAGGCCCAACGCGGACAATACCTATGACCTGGGGTCATCGGCCCTCAGATGGGTTGACGCCTGGTTATCGGGGGTCGTGAAATTCGGTCAAGGCACGTACTCCGGTACGCTCCAGGCCGACACGCTGGCGGCTGACAGGACATATACCCTGCCGGACGAATCCGGCACGCTTCTTACAAGCAATTCCGCCGTTCTTCCTGTGGGGACGGTTGTCGATTACGCCGGGGCGTCCGCGCCAACAGGGTGGCTTCTGTGCTACGGACAGGCTGTTGATAGAACTACCTACTCCGCTCTGTTCGACGTGATCGGGGAGACATATGGGGTGGGGGATGGATCGACGACCTTTAATCTTCCGGACTTCAGGGGAAGGGCGTCTTTCGGTAAAGACGATATGGGCGGGTCCGCCGCCTCGCGGGTCACGAATGCCGTATCGGGGATAACCGGAACGACGTTAGGCGCGACTGGCGGAAGCCAATTGCTTCATCAACACACGCATACCGTGACAGACCCAGGGCACACGCACGCGGGGTCGTACTGGCGATCCGACCTATCGCCAGTGGGCGTGACGTATTCATTCCCATCGAATCAGAACGTCGGCGGGATCACTTCCGCGACCACCGGCGTCACGATCAACAACACCGGGTCGGGCAGTTCGCAGAACATGCCGCCCGCGATCATCATCTCGAAGATCATCAAGACGTGAGAATCCTAGAGGAAAGACACCCCGGAGAGTCCTGGCTTCTCTGGAAGCTGGGGAACTGGACGACCGTTCCTGTCGAATGGGTGGCCTCAATCGGTCTTGCCGTGGGTTTCAAGGATGGGTTCGTTTTCCTTACCCGTGGGCATGGGTTCAAGTATTTCTCCGAGGACTCCCTGTTCTGGAATGCGGCCCTTTTCGTTCGTCTGGTGTTCCCGCTCGGGGTCTATGTTCAGGTCCGCTGGTCGGGTAACACCGAGGGCAAGGCTTATGTCCAGTTTGGGCTAGGCTACAAGCTGAACGGACGATTCGGGGCGTTGTTCAGAATCCAGTCCGATGATTCTGCGAAGGTCGGGGCGTGGTCCGGGGTGGAGAATGAAAATTTCTCTTCCAACCACGGGACGGGATGGGCTCTCGGACACAAATGAGTGGACGGCTCGCAGCTAAACGGCAACCATCTCGGCCCGCTTGCGATGGCTATCGGAGCGGTCAAGAACGAACTCGACCTGATAAGGGGAGAGGGATTCTGGTCGATCTTCCGGGAGGTCTTGAAGTGGATCCTGATCGCAGCCCTGGGCGCGGCGTTCGCCACCTGGGAGATCGCGCGGGACAACGCCACCACGAACGTCTCGCAGAGTCGCCGGATACTGAGCCTCGAGGAAGAAACCAAGGAACTTAGAGCCCTGATCGCAAAGCACCGCGAAGACGCCGCCAAGGACGATCTACAGTGGCGCACTGAACGGCGGCAGGACATCAAAGAGA